CCAGAACTATTTCCTGCTGCTCCATTAGCGGTAGGTAACTGTGATGTATGAGTATGGGCAGGTATCTGTGCTATAGAGAGCGTAGTAGCAGTTGTATTACCATTACTTCCTGCAACTGCTTGTGAAGCAAAGGCAGTCTCGAAAGCTACAGTGCCGCCAGTACCTACTGTACCAGTAGTAGTTCTTAGTGCGCCATCATTAAGCGCTGCTGTCGTATTCTTTGTCCAACCTGTTGGAGCAGAAGTCTGGTGAAATACCATGTCTGTGCCAGAAGCAAATTCACCAGGCACCGCTTCAAAAGCAGGGGGACTTCCTGCACCAGTTGATGTTAATACTTGTCCATCTGATCCTGTCGCAATAGCAACTGGATCACCAGAAGCGTCATAACTAATTATATTTCCATCTGTACCACCAGCCATTTTAGCTAATGTAACTTGATTATCTGCTATATGAGCAGTATCTATTGAACCGTCAGTATAGTGTTCGCTATTAATGGCATCATCTGCTATCTTAGCTCCTGTGATAGCATCTGCTTGAATATCTGCTGATTCCACCGTATTGTTAGGAAAAACTGGAACTGCTGTAAATGTATGAACACCTGTTGTGGTAGCTGTTCCAGATATTTCAACATTACCATTGATATCAATTAGAGTTGAAGTAATGTCTATTTCATCATCAGCGGCGATAGATAAATCGCCATCAGCAGTTGAACTAATGTGAATTGCAGCATCACGAAATATTATCTTTTTATCTGTAGCTATTGTTATGGCATCTGCTTGTGCAAGTGTTCCAGATATTTGAACATTACCATTTATATCAATTAGGGTTGAGTTGAGTTCTATCTCATCATCAGCATTTATATCTAAATCACCATCTGCATCTGACCTAATATTAATCGCACTATCTCTAAACTGAAGTTGCATATCAGTATTAAGTAATAGTCCATCATTATGAACATGTGTTAGTGTAACTTCAGAGTTAGCACCAAAACTTAATACAGCTGCATCACTAAGCAACAATAGGTCATCACCAATAACTGCATCAGCAGCAACCGATAGACCGCCGTCTGTTTGTAATGAACCGTCTGTTGTAGAAGTTGCAGCGGTTGTGTCATCTGTAATTATTCTTCCAGAAACAGTAAGCAATCCAGCAGAACTCAATGACATTTTTTCAGCTGCAGCTTCAGATGCTCCTGTCGCAAAACTTAATTTGGTTGCATTGTTAGATGCACTAAAGTTACCTTCTGAAATTGCAGCTATGTGAGCTGCAACGAGAATTGCATCTGTACCTGTTCCTTCGTCTGGTGCTTGAAATTCAATTTTTCCCAATACATCTGAAGCGGCGATATCTGTTTCACCAGTTTGTAAAGTAAGGACAATCGGTTTATCATCAGCAGTAGCTGCAGATTTTAATCTAAGTCCTACGTCTGGAACGTGAGTAAGTGTGATGTCTGAGTCTATACCAAAATAGATTACTGAACTATCGTAAAGATAAAGGTCACTCCATCCTAGTGCCGCAGTTCCTAAAGAAGCGCTATCTGCTGAATTGGGAGTTATTGTTGTGAATGTTCCTACTGCTTCAGACAGAGTAATTGTAGCACCACTTACACTAAGTCCAGTTGTAAGAATAGAACCATTTCCTAGTAGTGTATAAAGCTCTAAAAAGTTATCATTAATTTTATCACCACCAACTCGCAGACTGTCGCCTGTTCCGTCATCAGCTGATGTTCCTAAATCTAGTGATTGGATTGCCATTTTTTTAATTTCCTATATATCTAATCTATTTATAACGATCTATACAGTTGCATCAAAAGTTTTTGCGCTTGAATCAAATCGTACTGATCGTGAAATATCAAAACCACCAAACCCACCTGCGCCTGTTATATAGCTATTGGGATGAATGTTATCAATATTTTCGTCTGTTGCTAATTCAAATCTAAATCTATCCCCAGCATTTGTGGAAGAGCCGTCTGTTCCATTTAATACTACTGCACCCTGTCCATGAGATACACCAGTATCAAAAAATTGTTCCATTGCAATTGGATTATTTTCATATAACTGTTGATTGTTCGTTCCATCATATACCAGATTATTCCCATCACCACCAAAACCATCTTCTAGTTGAATGTTTGTAACTTCAAACGCATCATCTTCTAAATCAATCGCACCGTATTCGGTAGTCTCAACAAAACTTGCACGAGCAAATGGTTCAAAGTTTGAATTGGTTAAATTTTGAAATGGTACTGTTCCACTACTTGAACCATTTTCAGCTTCAAGTCTATCACTTTCAAATATTAATTTATTATTAAATCCAACACCAGTTCTATTTTCAAGAACTATTTTGTCCCCATAATGCTCTGGCGCAGTTGTTTCATTTTCCTGTCTAAAGAATCCAGATACTTGACTTTCTTCTAATAGTATTGCAACTGGAGCAGATGGTCGTGTGTTTGCAGAATCAATTTCATGATCTGTACCACGATCATCACCTAGTTGCGTATCATGACTTAACACAATTAAATCTGGTCGAATAATATCTGACAAAGTAATGTAGTCAAGAGAAAGATCACTTTCGCCAAGTATATCTGAGTCTTCATTAGAAGAATTTTCATCTGTACCATTCAATACCACATTATCGCCAGCATTTGTAGAAGAACCGTCTGTTCCATTTAAAACAATGCTGTCATTGGAGTACTCTAAAATATTATTAAATGAAAAGTGTGAATTATTGTTAGGGTCATCTTCCATAAGAATACTTACACCTTCATCAACAATAATACCAAAACGATCTTCACCAAAATTTATTAATAATCGACCACTTTTTTGAGTTCCTTTTTCTAATCCAATAGCAGTAGAAGAATTATGAAATGGGTCTAATCCAAGCAGTGTCAATCCATTATTAGCATGTCTTGGCGTTGCAAGAGGTATATTAACTTTCGTACTAATAATAGATACAATAGATAAGTCATAGTCACTTCCACCACCAACATTAGAAGTTTCTAATTGTTGAGAACCACCAGCTTCATTGAGAAGGGTATTGTCCTCATTAGTTAAAGCGTATAAATTAAATTTTCCTACATGGTCTGAAGATGCAATTTCTAATCCTAACGATTCTCCATCATCTGTTCCATCTGAGTCTACACCATTAAGAAGAATATCTCCACCAACATCTGTCGAAACTAGGTGTCCACTGTCACCAGAACCATTCAATGTTAGATTGTTTGAAAGTGCAATACCAGCTTCAGATATAATTCTATCGCCACTCTCTTGAATAACAAAACTCTCAGGAGATGTTGCGGTTGTGTCTGTTGAATCTTCTATTTTTATTCTTTCACCAAGTCGTATAAACACAGTTTCTTCTTCTCTTAAAAAGAAACCAGCATCACTTGAACTTGAGTCTGTTCCATCTAAAAGAATTGCATCAGTGATAAGTGTTACATCTTCAGCATCTTCTAGAATAACTCTTTGTTCGTATGCTCCCACCTCATTACCATGCAGATTTGTTCCCAAACGTCTTTGAAATTTTTCATCAAATATAACTTTAAATGTAGATGCAAGTATTGGAGAGAACTTATCTTCTGGTGCAACTGCGTTAAGGTCACTATAGTAACCACCACCAAGAGAAGAACCAGCGTTTGTTATTGCAGCTGATATCGATGAAGCAATTTTAACTTTACCAAATATTGCAAACCCAGCTGGATGTACTGCTTTCTTTAATTGGTCTAGATATGTGCTAGTTCCAAATCCAGCTTGAATTTCATATGAAAACTGTTGGTAGTAATAAGAATCTTGAATACGATTTAAATCTTCACCAATAAGACTCGTAATATCAGTTCCGTATGTTTTTGCAGTTTCAGCAGTTGAAGAAATTACTGCAACACCAGAAGCAATATTAGCTTTAGCAATTTTTGCTGACGCTCCACTCGAACTTGTAATTGTAGTTGGGTGTGGATTGATGCCTGTTGCATCCTCAAAGAAATCTATAGTTGTAAAGACAACGTGGTCGTTTACATCTGTTCCAGATGAGTCAGTACCGTCAAATACTATTTGTCCGTCACCCTCATCAACATCTTGTAACAATAATGCATTTTCATCTGTGGCATCTGAGTCAGTGCCATCTAAAAGAAGTTGGTTACTATCACCAAATTCTTCATTTAATAATTTACTATTTTCATCTGTAAATAAACCATCTACAACAGTTGTGTCTGTTCCTTCTAAAAGTGTAAATCCAGTGTGGTCGCCACTTCCTATTGTATCAAATGCAGCGTTAGTTATAAGTCTACCATTACTATTCTGTAGTTGGGAAGGAAGTCGTGTAGATTTTTCAGTTAATATTCTTTCTAACTGATATGAAGTTGCGCCAAGTGATTCTGTTGATTCATTTACAATGATAGAACTACCATCTTCAGTTTGAATACCATCACCAATATCAGTACCATCTCTTGCAGCATCTTCTAACTGCATAGGTGGGTTATATAAGTTATCTGGAGATTCTAAAACAATCGCACTACCAGCAGTTTCTCCTGTGCCATCATCAAGAACAATGTACTCATCGTCTGTAGCAGTTGCGTTAAGTCCAATAAACTGAGCAGCATCTTCTGTTAAAATAAATTCTTCTTCGTCAAGAGTATCATCAAAAATCATTCTGGTGTCTAAGTTATCACCACCAACTCTTAAAGAATCTTCAAGCGTGATACCTTCTTCATCTGCAACTTCTAATTCTGATCTTACAACATTATCAAATGAAGTTTTTAATACATTAGTAGTATCGTCAAAAGATACAATTGTTCCTGTATGTCCTGATGAAGCAAGAGTTTCGAAAGCTGCAAAAGTTCCTGTTATATCTTTAAGAACAAAGTTTGCATTAAACTGTGGAGTCGGTTCAGCAGTATACGCAAAACCAGCATTAGTAATTTCTACTTCGCCTACAGCTCCAATGTTATTAGTTGTTGCAAAAAGTTTTGTACTTGTGCCTGAAGTAGATGTGACTGTAACCACTGGAAGTTTATTGTATCCAGAACCACCATTCGTAAGAAATATTTTTGATATCCCACCAGTAGAATCTGTTCCTTCTTCAATTGCAAACTGATCTCCACCAACTGTACCGTAAGTATCTTCTCCAACAAATGTTGTTTCTGATATAAGACTGTGACCAGCATGAAGCGAATCACTATCCGTTCCGTTGAGTAATAGTTTTTGTCCAACTGCTCCTTCCGTTGCAGTTTCAAGTTCTGTGTTAATCAGGTATTCTTGTTCGGTTGTTGCATTTTCAAAAACTAAAAAGTCTCCACCATCTGTAGAATGTCTGTCTGTACCATTAAGAGCTAATGAACCATCAATTATAGAAACAAATCCAGTTGCGGTTGAAGTGTTAGAATCTGTAGTAGTAAAAGTGAGAACATCTCCAACTTCATATTTTGTTCCAGCATCATCTACAATAACTCCACTAACCTCTCCTGCATCAATGTTACCAACTCTGGCTGTTGCTTCACCGTTACCAATATTGTCGTCAGTGTCAAGAGAAAAAAGTTCAGATGTACCATATAACGCACCAGATTCATTAACCGTTACTGACGATACTATTGAATTAACTGTAAATGACATTGTAGTATCAGTAACATTTGAAACTACTTGTATTATTTCTCCTCTAACAAATGAAGCATCTGGAGATAATGAATCACGATTAAGTTCAAATTCTATTATTGAAACTGCATCTTCAGATATTGACAAAGATGAAACGACAACAGCTGTTGCGCCAGAAGTTAATCCTGTAACTGTTCTACCAATTGCTTGATCCCCAACAGAACTTGCTGACGGAGCAACTCGTATAATAAGTTTGTTACCCCAATTACCACCAGAGGCTCTTACCATATATTTGTTTGGATATATTATCTCTGGCGTTTCTCCAAGTATCATATTGAAGAATATTTTATGTCCTTCTGATGTACCTTTTGCTCTATAGAGTTCACGAATATTTTTAACAAGATTTCTTTTTGAAACACCATCTGCGAGAGTAGATGGAATTGCGTTCATAAATTCTTCGCGGAATTGATCTAAGAAATCATAGATAGTATTATCAATATCTGCATATGATAATAGTTGTTGTATGGTCTGTACGGGGTTTGCACGATACCTTGTAACTACTGCACTTGAAGCAGAAGTTCCACCTGTGATGGTTTCTCCTGTTACAAATTTTTGTTGAGAGGTAATAAAGATTCTTGGTGTAGTGGCATTACTTAAATCGTCTGACAGAATTTTTGCGGTTGCTTTTGAAGTTCCACCTGTGATGGTTTCACCTACAATAAATTTTCCTTCCGTTCCTGCCCCCACTTCCAGAACAATTTTATTTCCATCAACGTCTAAAACATTAGACTCAGTTTCTATTTCTAAAAGAAGATTATCAATATTTACTGTGACCCTAAGTTCAGCAGCTTCTAAATATTCATAATATTGTTTTAGAAATACGGAGAATAACGGGTGATCTGATTGAATAAATTCAGGCAGTTGACCATCAATTAACGTACTTATTCTTGTTGTTAAATTACCAGTAGGTTCACTATCAGAATCAAATGTGGCCATTTCTAATATCCAGATGGGGTACTATAAGAAGTACTTGTTGTATAAGTTCCAGCAGCACCTCCATCACCCACTGCTACAGTATCAATCTGCCCTGTTATTACACTGTTTGCAAGGTCTATTTCTAATAGTTGATTACGAACTGGAGCAACATCTTTTGAGTTCGGAATAACAGTAAGACGAATTTTTGTTGAAGCTACACCATCTACATCTGAAATTGTAGTTATGTAAATTGATTCTAAAAAGACTGCACCTGTTGTATAATTTATCGTTCCAGCAGTTGAGTCAACATAAACATTTGAACCAGTTTGAACATAATAAAGTCTTACAATTCCTGCACCATTGTCATTTAAAAAATGTTCGTTTGTCGTATCACCATTAATAAAAAATCCTGTTGATGAAAGTATTCCACCACCTGATGTATTGTGACCAGAGTGAGGATTATAAAGTGCATTGTTAAAGTAAATATAATATGATGTTGCAGCGGTAGTTGTTGGAGTAAAATATTTACCCAAAGTTATATTCGTTGTATTGTTTAATATTGCTTTATTTGCATCATCAACAATTCTAGTAACTTGAGAATGTCTAAACAACTTCTCAAAATCACCAAGGTTGTTTGTGTTGTATGATGTTATTGCAGAAACTACTTCAGATTCTACTTCACTTAAAGCTAATGATGTCTTATTAGAATCATATTTAAATTGCACATTTAAAATTAAGAAAGTTGTTTCTGGGTCAACAATAACTGGTGTAATAGATGCAACAGTATATTTTCCAAAATCAGATACGAGTTGTTTTTTTTCTGATGCAGTTAAATTTAATCCTGTTGTTGTGACAATTGCAATAAATACTTTACCATATTCAGCTGCACTAACCACACCTAAACTAGAATCAAACGAACCATTCTCTCCACCAAACACTTGCACTGATTGTGCATTTGCATAAAGTTTTTTAGCATACACTTTATAATCTTCTGTTGTCACACATCTTCCTTGAGATGCATAATCCAATGGAGCATTATATTTTATAGAAGTAATAGTTTCTGGTTCTGAACCACCATTTGCAACATCTACAACTTCAACCGATACATCATTAACAGTTGCAATTGCACCCGAAGATTTAAAAATAGATGCACCGTTTGCATCTGTAGTATTACTAACAACATAAGTAAGGATTACAATATTTCCATCTGCCAATGCAGTACCAATAACTCCATCACCAAAATACACTTCAAACTTTCCGTTCTCTACTTCCTGTAAAAAATAAACATCACTTGCAGCAGTGACTTGTGTTATGTCTGTTGCTTGTGTGAAAGTAGTAGTTGTGCTATCAGAGCTTGAATTCTGCACTACAACTTTTAATGTGGTAGTGTCTGCTCGTCTATTGGGAACAAGAAATCTTTGGTCGGCATCTGTTGAATTTACATTGTATCTGGTTGTTACAAAAGTTCCTTCATATATTTTAGTTAAAACAAAAGGAATCGAAGAACCAGTATTGGATTTTGTTACTGCATCTGATGTAACAAACTGATAGTCTGTTCCATTTACAGTAGACTTAAATATTGAACCAGCTGGCATAGTTGCACTAGTCACAGAAGTTGTGTTTAATGAAACATTAACTGTTGCAACCGCAGCCCTAGCAGAGTTAGGAATATACCCTAAAGTTTTTGCATGAGAAACTACACTTGACCTAAGAGATGCACTGTCTAGAAACATCTCGTTAGCTAACATGTTTGCATTGAAACCCAGATAGTGAGTATTGTATGCAAGAACATCTAGTAGTGCGTTCATTCCAGAACCTTCAAAATCATAGTCCGTGAATTCCGTTTGACCAGATAAAAAAACTTTAAGGTTATCTTTAACCTCATCAAAGTCAAACTCTGTTACATTTAATCTTTTTGTGTTTATTGCCATTATCGCAATCTCTCTAATAGTACGGTTAGGTCTACTAACTCGGTTGGGGCATTTAAGACATAAAATTCTATAGTCAACTCATACGCATTGCGATCTAAATCTGGTGTTGCTTTAACACCAACCAATTGTGCTCTTGGTTCATATTGAGTTATAACATCTTCTACTTTTCTAGTTAAAAGATGTGCAGTTATAGGAGTCATCAATTCAAACAATAATTCTCTTACACCACAACCAATTTCTGGGTGAAAGGGTTTTTCATAATGATTAGTTAATACTAGATTACGGATAGAACGCTTTACAGCTGTAATGTCTGTTACTTTATTAATATCTGACTTTGCACCACTTACTGTTACATCACCATCACTGTTTTTTGCTGACAGTTTCTTTTTTGTAAAGAATAAATCTAAGTCTTTATATTGACGAACATTACGTTCAATATCGTTAAGACCTTGAGCATCTTTAAATGCTGTTGGTGTAGGCATATTGTACTCCTCTATCTATTTATAACAATACTTCACCGATTGTTTATCTAATTATTCTGTAAGTTTATCAAAGTCTGGCTGATCTTGAGCATCGTCCAACATCGCAATGAAAAGATCATCTATTGTAATCTTTGCTGCAGCACCAGCCTGTGTTACAACAGTATATTGGTTGCCGTTTATATGTTTATAAACACCTTCCCTTTGATTTAATCTGTCTCCATCTACATTAACGATACCAGCCTTGCTCACAGATATTGCTTCTACAATTCCACTTGGTGCATAGTTATTGTTTTCCTCATCAATCAATTTATTTAAAAGAATAAGGTCTATTTTATTTTTGTCCTCTTGTTTAGGACTTCCTTTATCTTTAACTCTTTCTTCATTTCCATCAAATGTTGGGTCATAGTTGTCGTTGTATTGGTAATCTATTTTATAAATAGCCCCATCTCTTTTTCCTGTTATTTTATCTTTTTTTGCTCCTGATGCATCGTATTTTGTCCGTATAATCCAAATACCATTTGCAAAAGTGCCATCTGCTAAAGGTGCATCTCCATTTGAGTCTGCCCAACCTATTAAAATTCTACCATTTTTATCTATCGAATATCTATCAAGTCTTGAGTTACTCACACTTCCTGCAGCTGCAATTTTCTTAAATCCTTTTGAACCTGACTTGCGCCCCTTAACTCCTATAAGTTTAGCAGGTTTATCAGATAATGTAATGATATCAATTTCGACTGTTCCACTATTACCGTCAGCATCCGTCCATGTTTTAGTTTCTGTTTTTATTGTACTTGGACTATCTTTTGTTGCAGATTTAGTTACCTTTTCAGTTTTGTTAGTAGGTCTTCTAGAAAATCCGTGTGGAGATACATTTGACCTTAAAATTGTTTCCCCACCACTAGTTGTAGTAACCTTTGTAACAGAATCTTTTGCTGTAGTTACAGTTGAAGTAACGGTTGCACCGTCTTGTTGAAATTCTTTTGTTTCGCCCGCACTTGAACTTACTGTGCCTTCTTCTGGAGTATGCGTGATAGTAATTTTCTTTCCTCTATTTGCAACCGCATACGCACCAGCATTTGTTGTTGGAAGAACTTTAGGTGTATCTCTTTCAAACTTTTCTAAGATTGAATTATGTAACGCAAGTGATTCTGCAAATTCTTTATTTTCCACTACTGTGGATACTTCTTCTTTCACAGTATCTACAGTTGGTTGTAGAACCGCAGATGCTTTTTCAAATGCAACTCCCCCAGATGCAAGCACTTCAAAGTTTGGAACAACATCTTGAATTCTTGTTCCAGCTCCTCTTGCATCTGTAAGAGATTGGAATGATGATGCTTGGGATGAAAGTGCAGATACCGCTGAGGTAGTTGATGCAGATAAATTATTAATGAGTGCTGTTGGATTTGGAATATTACTCCTATCTAATTTATTAGAAGCATCAAGTGCAGTATCCAAAGAAGATGTTACCTCTCCTCTTGCATCAGATAACGCTGTAGTTGCAGAGGCAATATCTGTAGTAGCAGTTAACGCCGCAGCTTTAGCAGCAGTTGCATTGGCAGTTAAAGTATCTAAATCATAACCACCAGCAGTAAGTCCATCTCCAAACTGAAATTCTAATGCTGCTTTTTTATTTTCAAACTCTAATTGTCCTGCTAAAGTACTTTGATCGATATCAAGAAGTGAGGACATTTCTGATTGTAAATTTACATTTGGCAACTCTGGAAGCTCAGGAACTAAATCCCCAAGTTTAGATACCAAATCTCCTACAACAGAAACGGTTAGAGTAGCAACAAGATCAGCTGCTTCTGCTTCAAGTCCAGCAACAACTTCACTTTTTATAGAATCAAATGTACTGAGAACTGAATTGAACTCTGCACTTGATCCTGCTAAACTTGGTGTTTTAAAATTTGCCATATTTATTTCCTATTCAACTGGCGCCAGTGTGTTGCCCTGTGCAGTAGCATCTTGTCCAGTGTCAGTTTGAGAATGTACATGTGTTGTAAGAGCAATATCTATTGCATCACTATTTTTAGCAGTAACTTCACTACCTGTTCCAGAAAATTTAAGTGTTCCAACACCTACTGATTTCATATTTAATTTTCCACCAGACTTATAAGACATAATTCCAGAAACAGTAGTTGCTGATAAATGGTCTGATGCTATTAAGTCTATACTTTTAAGAGATGTTATTGCATAGTCATCAACAATATTAAGAGTACTTGTTCCGTTCACAATTCTAGTTTCATTTTTATCAATGACAATATCCACATCTTCTTTGACTCTGCCTTTGACGTTGTTCATTATCTGAAAAGAATGGTTGCCGTTAATTTCTTCTTCACGATTACCACCACCTGTTCCAGCTCCAACTTTAACTCTATGGTTCTTATGTATCTTCTGTGTGTAATTGCCTTCTACCTCAAGGTGGTAGTCTCCTTTTATAAGTTCTCGTACTGTTCCAAGTGTTGTAATATTAACATCACCTTGTATAAGTATCTGAGACTTTCCAACAACAATCTCATAGTTGTCGCCAACAATTTTTACAACCTTTGAACCGTCTGGGTGTATTTCTTCAAACGTACCTGCGCCATGTTGTGTAAACAATCGTTCAGCGCCAGGCGAATCGTCTATTTCTTTTATGTGTCCAGCTTCACTTTCAAAGACATGGTTGTGTGGATAGGCTGCGGAGATGTATGGGTTCTCATCTTTTTGAATTGACTTGGGTTGTGGTTCGTTCCAGAAACCGCGAGTCTCTTGAACCGCAAAATCAGATGTAGCTAAAAGATATGGTTGTGTTGCAGTAGGAACACCTGTTCCCTTTTGATCTGTTTCTTCACTGTCATCATCAACTCCAACTGTGGGGTCAACAATTGCTGGGTCGCCACGTAAACGATTACGTCTTCGTGATGCTAAAGAGTTGTGTGACTCTGATGCTCTACCTCTACCTAATCTGCTTGTGTCTGGTTCACCTACTTCGTGACCAGACTTAGTAGTATAAAATTCTCCATCAACAGGATACGAACCATAGAGAGGATGTCCAAGATATTCTTCTTGTGGACTTTCGGGGGAGCGAGGATCATTAAATCCAAGTTGGGGGTCAGCAGGTGCTTGAGGTGTGCCGGGCAAAGAACCTATAATTACTGGTTGTTGTTTTTCTATAGCATCTCTGAAGAAACCAATTACCCAACTACCTTCAACGAGAAAAGACGGAGAGTTGCCAAGACCATGCATCGCTGCATCTGTGACAGGGTGCATAACGTGAGCCCACGGCAAGTCTATTGTTGGAACATCAAGTATACTTTCTGAGTGAAATCCTAAACAACGAACTCTAACCCTACCAAGTTGGTCTGGGTCATTCCTATCTTCTACAACACCTACGAACCAGACAAATCCATCTTGGCCCATGAAGTAACTTTTTTCCACCATAATAATCCTTTAGTAACAGTTTTTACTATTTATAAGGATTGTATGGAAAAGATTATACTGGGCCTTTGGTTTGTAGTTTTGTCATTTCAGAATAACCAACATTTCCAATCAGTTCGTATTTCTTTGCAACTTCTTCACGACCAACTTTCAAACGACTAGTCATCCAATAAGGATTGAGTCCTAGATTGCCAGCAATGATAATTCTTTTATGATCACATTGATGTTTGGGTACAGAATGTTTTACCCAGCCTGGAAACATAACCATTGTATTTTTCTTAGGAATAACCGCTTGCATAGCATTTGGAAACACTAACGGCGCACACGAATCACAACAATCAACATTGTATACCCAACTCCAAATAGATGGCCAATGGTCATGAGGTTTTGTCCAATCACCCTTTGTATAACTTGCAGTCCAACAATCGTACGGCATAAGAAATACTTTGTTGGGTGAGTTCTCTGTTGCAAGGTGTACTGCGTAGTCGCAGAGTTTCATAAACTCTGAATTGTGTTCATGCATAAACCACGAACTCATAGTTGCCTGTACATTAGTTTTTCTTTTTTGTATATCCTCAAAATCATAACAAAGATTTATTAGTTCCTTTGTTGCATTTGATTCTGGAACATCTGATTTTATAATAGGAAGATTAGAAGTAAATGAAATAGAAGCTGGATTAGTAGCAAGCTGTCGTTGCTTTTGTTCCTCTACTTTTTTTTCTTCATCTAGACTATTTGCAAGCGATTTTAATAAACTCATAGTATTGCTTTTTCCTGTGGATACCAATACCAACCAGTAGTTATATACTTATCGTGGGTGTGTACGGGATTCCCACGATGTTGATACATCCACGCAGAAGGAAATATAACACCCATTCCTTTCTTTGGTTGGATTCTTATTTTTTCATATAGGAACTCTGTTTCACCTTCACCAGCTGGTAAGTCATTCAAATAGATTGTCCATACAAGAGCTCTGTTTGCATCTGCACAGTGAGAATTTTCTGCGTGAAAATTATGAAACCCACCACCCATAGGCATTGTTCTTTGCACTTTAGTTTCTGGTGATAAAAGACTTTGCGCTCCACGATATACAATAGGAAAGTCTAAAAGATATTCTCGTAACATATCCATCTTTACTTTTTGAATAGATGAATAGAGAGAGTCTTCTTCGTGCATCCACATTTGTTTATCTTTGCGTGTTGCGCGATTGACAGTTTTAGTTTTGCCCATATGGTCATCACGCTCAAACCATTCTATAAGGTTATCACATTCTTTGTCTGTTAGTGCGTTCTCAAATCCTCTGACAAAATTACCTAACACGAAAATTACCTTCCGTAACGAAAAGCTTCGAGCCAATAGTTTCTCGGATATTTAAATTACCCGCAATCATAATTCGTGGTTTTCTTCCTGTGTGTTCACATTCTTGTTTTGGAACAGAATGATTTAACCATGCTGGAAAAACAATCAGTTGTCCTGTTTCTGGAAATATGTGAAGTGGAGTACCCTCATCATCACTATCGTTAAATATTAATGGCGCACATTCTTTACATGCTTCCACACAATAGGTATAAGACCAAAGAGAAGGCCAATGATTATGTTCTTCACAAGTGTGACCTTTGCCGTACATCAATCCCCAACTTTCTTTTATGTAAAGAGGAACATCATCTGGACTTCCATCAGGTTTAGTTCGTTTTGCAACTGGACATGAGTTTGCAACTTCTATTGCAGCTCCACCAACAACACGAAATGTATTATAGTCCTCATGCATATTCCATTTGGTCATTAAACACTTAGCAGCGGTTCGTCCTTGTAACGCATCGCCTGCTTCAAGAATATCATTTTTAATTTGTTGGGTTCTTCCTGTGGGATAATTCATCTGCTTTACTTTAACAGGATACTTCGCACTAAACCAATCCCATGGCTTAGGTTTGCCAACTAACTTAGACAGTGCGCTCATACTAATATCTCCGTTATCTTTTCTTCGTCTGGGTGTCTACCATCAAACTTAGGTTCACCTGCGGGTAATGTGTAAAACCAGCCTGTTGCAATATACTTAGTGCCTTCGTTTGGTGTTACGCCTTTGTGTGGGTGTGTCCACCCTGCGGGCCAGATAACTGTTCTGCCTTCTTTGGGTGTCACCGTCATTTCTTGATAAGGAAACTCTGTACCCGACTCTGCATCATTAAGATAAACCATCCATGCAAGTAGTCTATATGGATAGGAGCCAGACTGTTCGTTGTGTAAAGAAAAGAAACCTTCTCCCTCTTCATACTTTTGCAAATTATATACAGGACACAATCTCCAATACGAACTCGTATTTAATTTATTAAGGTAGTCGTACTTTCGACAGTACTTGCCTAATGAATTATTTACAAAGGTGTAGAGGCTTGCATTGATAGGATTGTTATCACCAAAGTTAAACGATTTTGTTACACAAATCTTTTGACGCTTCTTATTAAAGAAAGGAAGTCCACCCCTACTTTTGTTTGGAACACTTTCAAAGTAATCTATAATTTCTTTACATGTATTCAGTTCACCGTATGCTCTACGTTTAGCCCACAGTGCTGGCGTATCATCAACTATCTCAATAAAATTCATTTACTCACTCATAAAATTATCATCAAATAATATATAGTCAGTCTTACCCAAAGCAGTTTTGACTGTCAAATATACTGTATGCATATTTTTAGGTTTAACAGGAACAAACTTAGTCAGCTTCTTAGAATAGTAATAAGGAACACCGTCTTTCAAACGCATTTCCTCATACGAGTCCATGTCAGAACTTACTTCTTGAATCTCTCCAATTCGTTTTGATTTGTAGGCATCTGTGTAAGTGACATTATCACCAATGTTAACTGTGTTCATATTTTTTTTCTCTTTACTGTAAAATCAATTTCAAATCTTTTTTCGTGAGTTTTAATTGGTGATGCACAATGTTCAATTCGTGGATCAAATACTACAAAGCTTGTTGGTTTCATAACTATACTTTCCTCTCCATGAATAAACTCACCACCGTCTTTAGGTTGCCAGTTAGAATTAAGCAATCCAAGTATCTTAACATATTCTAAATCATTTTCATGATCAGTATGGGGGTTGTCTTGTCGATGTTTATCTTTTACTGATATTGCACAATGCAAAACCTCAGGCAAAAAGAAATCAGATGCAAACCGCCCACCTTCAGTTTTACTATTGTAAATCTGTATAAGCAATCCCATTGCCATACCTGCAAGCAAATTATGTACAGGATCATTCTCAATAACATCTAGCTTCAAATGCTTATCCTCAAATGGAAACCCAAGAGGATGTTTCAGATTCCAAGTCTCACTTGTCTCTGCAACACCTTTCATCATCTGCAAGTATTGTGGAGAACAACAATTCTCAATCACTCGTAGCATATTTAAATTCCTTGTTTGCAGATTCATCTAACTGTTTCATAACATCATCAGTAAAGTATGTTAGTGGATCATTTAAAATAGTTTTACCAAACTGTTTGCTTCCGTCTGGAAGTTCAAATCGTGTAGATACCTTTTTAAAGATATGATACTTTTCAGCCAACTCTAACAGCCCGTAGTATTTGTCAAGTCCCTTATCATAAGTAAGTCGAACATCAACCATCTTATTCTCTTTAGTCAAACGAGACTTGTGGTTCTTACAGTGAATGATG